AAGCCGGGAGACCTTTGGATTCTTGGTAGGCATCGATTGCTTTGCGGTGACAGTACAAAGGCTGATGATGTGGAACGGCTGATGGATGGTGCGCTTGCTGACTTGTACCTTACTGACCCGCCATATAACGTGGCTTACGTTGGCAAAACAAAAGATGCACTAAAAATACAGAATGACTCAATGGACGATGATTCTTTCCGTTGTTTCTTACGGGATGTATTTTGTAACGCTTTTAATGCGATGAATCTTGGAGCAAATTATTACATCTGGCATGGCCCTACTGAAGCCTATAACTTTGCTGGAGCAGTAAAAGATAATAAGCAAATTGTCAGACAGTGTTTAGTTTGGTCTAAAGATTCAATGGTTATGGGTAGACAAGATTATCAATGGAAGCACGAGGAATGTTTATACGGTTGGAAAGACGGTGCGGCTCATAATTGGTTTTCAGATTATAAACAGACTACGATCCTAGAGTTCAATCGCCCATCACGCTCGGAAGAACACCCAACCATGAAGCCAGTCGAGTTATTTGAATACCAAATCGGTAACTCGTGTCCTCCTAATGGATTGGTGCTTGATACATTTCTTGGAAGCGGAACAAGCATCATTGCAAGCGAGAAACTGGGCATGAAATGCTACGGTTTGGAACTTGACCCGCATTATTGCGATGTCATTATTCAGCGATGGGAAAATGCCACAGGGCAGAAGGCGGTGCTAGATGGCAGGTAGACCAACCAAGTACAACGAAGAGGTCGTACAGCGCATTACACAGGCTCTCAGGGCAGGGAATACACGCCGAGCATCCTGCGCTTATGCTGGCATATCTGAGGATTCGTTTAGCAGATGGATGCAAGATAATGCGACTTTTGCGGACGCTATAAAGAAAGCAGAGGGTGATGCTGAGGTACGCAACGTGGCTATCATCCAGAAAGCAGCTGATACCACTTGGCAAGCTGCGGCGTGGTGGCTTGAACGCAAGCACAAGCAGGAGTGGAGTAGCCGGGTAGAGCAGACCGGGGCAGACGGTAGCCCGGTCAAGGTCATCGTGGAGTACGCTGATAAGCCATGATTGATTTTTATAGTGACACTTTCAAGATAGTTAGTTTGGTTATTTTTGTCATTATTCGATTAGTGTGGGAAATGAAGATTCGAAATATAAAGCCATGACAGATATACGGTTTCATGGGGTGAAGCCCACAAGAGCTACCAAGCATTCTGCCGGGTACGATCTACGCTCACAGCTAGACATCATCATTCCTGCTGGTGCTACCGTAGGCATTGACACGGGGACGCTTGCTATCTTCCCGCCACATCTCTGCGCTATGGTCTGTTCTAGGTCAGGGCTTGCCCTGCGTGGTCTGGCTGTTGCCAATGCACCCGGAATTATTGATGCTGACTATACAGACACTATCAAGGTGCTACTGCATAACCGTACACAAGGTGACTGGATTATTGAGGCAGGAGACCGTATAGCGCAGTTGGTCTTTACGCCTTTTGTGGTTGGTGACGATATCCCAGCAGATGAGCGACAAGGCGGATTAGGTTCTACTGGTGCCTGACATTCGATTGGTTCTCCCTCGACCACATGAAGGACAAAAGGTAATACTGGCACAGGCAAGGCGCTATAACGTCCTTGCCTGTGGCTGAGTAGGTCGACGCTTTGGGAAGACAACACTAGGCGGGAATCTGCTATCTGATCCGGTACTGCGTGACGGTCTGCCCTGCGCTTGGTTTGCGCCTACGTATCGCCTGCTGGAGGAAGCTTACAACGACCATAAAAGGATATACGCTCCTGTGATTCGGCGAGCTGTGCAAACACCTGCACCGCGCATCGAGTTGATAACCGGGGCGGCTATCGATTACTGGACTTTAGATGACCCTTCAACCGTTGCCCGTGGTCGTAAGTACAAACGGGTCATCATTGACGAAGCCGCCATGGCAAGGCATCTAGAACAAGCCTGGACCGAAGCCATACGCCCAACACTCACAGACTACAAGGGCGATGCATTCTTTCTGTCTACGCCTAAAGGATCTAATTACTTCAAGACCTTGTACGGCATGACTGGTCAAGATGAAGACTGGATGGCTTGGCAGATGCCTACCACCGCTAACCCTTGGATAGATGCTACCGAAGTAGACAAGGCTGGAGAGTCTCTACCGAGCATTGCGTTTAGGCAGGAGTACCTAGCCGAGTTTGTCGATGCTGCGGGAGCAAGAATCAAGCGCGAGTGGTTGCGCTACGGTGACTGCCCTGAAGGCTTGCCCACCTACATAGGCGTTGACCTTGCCATCTCTACGAAGTCTGAAGCCGACTATACCGGGGTGGCTGTTATATCCCGTGGTGAGGATGGGACAATCTACGTTAGAGACATCAACCGTACCCGTGCTGACTTTGCTTCCGTGCTACGCTTTATCGAAGCCATGGCGGATAAGTGGAAACCTAGCATGATTGGCATCGAGCAGGTGCAATATCAGGCGGCTGTCGTGCAGGAGCTCCTACGGCGTACGAAACTACCTATTCGGGGCATCCGCCCAGACCGTGACAAAGTGACCCGCTTTGCGCCTCTGGAAGCCCGCTACGAGCAATCACAGGTTATGCATTGCCAAGGGCTCCCGGCTTACTTTGAGGATGAGCTGTTGAGTTTTCCGGTTGGGAGGCATGATGACGTGGTTGACGCTCTGGCTTATGCTTGGCAGGTGTGCGGATCTAAGCGTTCTTGGGGTGCAGTCTAAAAATATATATCTCTATACCCTTGCAGTATATATATCTACGGTGTATATTATCTACATCAAGCAGGGAGATAGATAGATATGAACGAAGATACACGAAAGATGCTCATCAAGTTGGTTTATTCCTACACGAGCTTTCCAATCAGCAAGATGTACTGGATGTCAGATAAGGGTGAAATCACAACATTGATTGTAAAGGGCGGACGCAAAACCTACTCAATCAAGTACAACCAAGGAACCGACCTTTTCGAAGGATACAACAGCAAGTTTGATAAAACGGAACTTTACATCGAACAACTCGCCGGATACATCGAAACCGCAAAGTAAGCCACAGGCCCCCGCAAGGGGGCTTTTTTATTCTGTGGGATACTAGGAGCATGGGTATCTTTGACCGCTTCCTAGGACGCAAAGCAGCTGCGAACCCTACCGCAATGCTTCCGTTACCATTATCCCAGTCTCGTGATGTCTACCTGACAGGCTACGGCTCTGGTCAGTTGCAGACGTTACTGCGCCGAGCACTACCGGGTAGCACAAAAGACTGGGCAAGGATAGCAGGAGATTTAGGGCTAAACGGCATCATTGCTTCCGCAATGGATTGGTACATCCGGAACTGGGCACAGGCTACACCAGAGGTCATGCGTAAAGTCGATATGCAACAGGCAGAGCCTATCGAACATCCAGCCCTTCAGCTCATCGCTCAACCTGATCCGCTGGTAATGGGGTCTTTGTTCTGGGCATGGGTTGTGCAGGACTACAAACTATTCGGCAATACCTACATTCGAAAGATACGCTCATCCACTCGTGGTACGGTTACCGCTTTGCAGTTCCTTCCGCAGGACATGGTACGCCCTGTAGGAAACGGTACGAACCCGCTAACCCACTACGTCTACACCACTGACGGACGCTCTTTTGACATCCCTGTATCTGACATCATCCACATCCGGTACGGTAGAGACCCTAGCGATATTCGCCTTGGACGCTCCCCGGTTACCGCTGTACTCCGTGAGATTGCTACCGATAACACCGCAAGTACGACAGCCTGGGGATTGCTTGCTAACGGTGCTATGCCTAGCCTCATTGTTGGACCAGATGCCAAGGATGCAAGCGTTGACCTGAGTATGGACGATGCACGGCAGGTCAAGCGACAACTGCACGAAGACCTAAGCGGTGACGGTTCCGGTGGCATCGTTGTCATGACTGGACCCTACAAGATGGATCGTGTGTCTCTGACACCTTCCGAGCTTGCTCTGGATTCCGTCAGACGTGTACCGGAGGAGCGTATCTGTTCTGCTCTTGGTATCAACCCTATGGTCTTGGGGCTTGGCTCTGGTCTTGAACGTTCTACCTATGCAAATTATGAGCGCGCCCAACAAGCTGCGTGGGAAGATGGCATGGTGCCTCTACTGCGTACCATCTCTGACGCTTTAACCGCTGACCTTTTGCCAGAGTACCCAGAGACACAGGAAGGCGATTACATCGTCTTTAACGTTGACAATGTTAGGGCACTGGCTGATGACCTACAGGCTGAAGCCGACCGTGCAGAGAAACTGTACAAGGCTGGAATCATTGACCGTGCAGAAGCGAAGCGCATTGCTGGTCTCGAAGCCATCCCGGAAGACGAAGGCGTACTGCATCCAACCGCTATACCGATTCAAGGTGAAGTTGGCGCACCGCTTGCAGAGACAGCCAATGCAGCAGGTATTCTCATCCGCTCTGGCTACGACCCGGCAAGCGTGACAAGCTTCCTAAACTTGCCAGTGCAACACACTGGAGCCGCTCCTGTTACCCTGCGGGACGAGGCTAAATCATTCGACCTTAAGTACATCCCGAACGAAGGTATGCAAGAGGCAGCCAGCCGTGCATTGGCATGGAAGGAAGAAGGCAGGGACGGTGGGACTCGTGTAGGTCTTGCCCGTGCTAATCAAATCGTGAACGGTGAGAAGTTATCTGAAGACACCATCTTGCGGATGTACTCGTTCTTTAGCCGCCACGAAGTAGACAAGGAAGCCGAAGGCTTCAACGCCGGTGAAGATGGCTTCCCTAGTCCCGGTCGTGTAGCGTGGGACCTCTGGGGCGGTGATGCCGGGTTCTCTTGGGCAACCGCAAAGCGTGACCAGATCATGGGCGAAGGCAAGAGCCTTGACTGTTGCACTCCGGGGGTAGTGTACAAGTCGCACCCTTTTTACGGGTACGAGCTGGAGATCAGCTCAAGCGAGTAAACGACGGCACGGCTAGAATCTATGCCGCCTCCCAGAAGTTCAGGAATGACCTGCTGGAGCGTGAAGGCGTAGCCATCAGCCGTATGCAACGTGCATATAAGGCCGCAACCAAAGCAAGCATCGATGAGCTTGAAGCACTAGAGGGACGCATCGCCGAGCGTGAAGCCAACGGTGAAGCGCCATCCGAAACCATTCTTTGGATGCGTCAGCGCATTATTGACAACATTGAGGAACTAGGCAGAAACCTAAAGAAGTTTTCCGTAGAGGGGGCACAGATAACCGCCGATGGACAACTCGAATCGGCAATCCTTGCGAATGAGGCGAGCGTCGGCATGGTTGAAACGGCGGCTGGTCGTAAACCGGCAGGAGTTACACTCGGAAGTTCATGGACACAACTCCCAGACGAAAGCCTCCAAGCCTTTGTCGGTTTTTCGGGTGATGGAAGCCCTCTGGGTGAGTTATTTGCAACAATCCCGCAGGTAACCACTGACGCTATGCAGATGGCTTTGGTACAGGGTATCAGCCTCGGCGAAGGTCCACGAACGGTAGCACGACGGGTACGTAAAGCAGCTGATATTGGCAGGAGCCGTGCAGAGACCATAGCACGTACAGAGATGATACGAAGTGCCCGTGAAGCGCAACGGCAACTCTATACGCAGAACTACGCTGTGCAAGGTTACCGACGGCAAGCCACGCAGGATGCAAGAACCTGTTTAGCGTGTTTAGCCTTATCGGGAACATTACACAAGACCGACGAAATCATGCCTAGCCACGTAAATTGTAGGTGCGTTATGGTGCCGGTCACGATGTCATGGGCAGAGATTACCGGGGATTCTTCCATCCCTGACACGCGCCCAGCGGTAGCAACACCTGATCGTATTCTTGCTGGTCTAAGCGAAGCAGACAAGATGGCTATCATGGGACCTACTCGGTATCAGATGTACATGGATGGCAAACCGCTTGATAGTTTCGTGCAGGTAGAGCAGAACCAAGACTGGGGGCCTACAACCCGTATACTGCCACTACGGAGCCTCCTGTAGGGTGTGTGGGATACTTACGCTATGGACCTGCTAACCGTCTACAGTGATTCGATTAAGTCAGACCGCCTTGGAAGCGTCAAAGGCTACCTTGTGCGCTTTGGCTCTCCTGATGCAACCGACCTAGAGGGTGATTACTTCACGCCTCAAACTGATTTCGGATTCCCGATCAAAGCCGGTGAGCGTGTCCCTTTGAATGTCTACTATCATCACGGCATGGACAAGATGATTGGCAAGAAGTCCATCGGTACTGGCTATGTCAAGATGGACGAAACCGGGCTCTGGTACGAAGCACAGTTAGATATGGCTGATGAATACGGCAACATGATTGCCAAGCTTTGCAAGCAGGGCAAGATGGGCTACTCGTCTGGTGCTGCTGGTCATATGGTAGAGCGCAAGAGCGTAGGCAAGGCAAGCGAAATAACCCGCTGGTGTATCGCTGAGGCAAGCATCACGCCTACACCTGCCGAATACCGTAATAGTGTCAAGAGCCTGGAGGATATGTACAGCATGGAGCCGATGGAAGACGAAGAGATGGTAATGGCTCCTATGCCTGAACAATCCCCGGAAGAATATGCCGTTTCGGTCTTTGATGAGTCCGAAGGCGAGATGGTACATGAAGGGCTTGAAGCGTACTACGATGCGCTCTGCGGAGCCATCGAAGCGGTATCAGATCAGAGCATGGCGGATGCCATCATTGATGAATTTGCAAAACGTGCAAAGGCTTTGTTTGCCATGCACGGAATGAAAAGCGTACAACCTGCATCTTTGCGGGGTGTCGAACGTCGGCTGCGGGATGCAGTCGGTCTATCACGGTCAAGCGCTAAGCGTTTGGCTCCCGTTGTCTGGGAATCTCTGCGGGATGCAGACCAGCCGGAAGAGCAGCCGTCCATCGTAGTCGAGGCGAAAGCCACTGATGTAAACGAGCGAGCTGAACTGCTTGCCCGTTTGGAGTTGCTAACACAACTATGAATATCGAACAACTACAAGCAAAGCGTGAAGGTTTTCTCGCTTCCGCTCGTGAACTCGCTGCTGGTGATGGAGACCTTGCACAGGTCAAGTCCCTGATGGCTGAGGCAAAGAACATCGAAGAGCGCATCGAGACAATCAAGTCCCTTGGCGTTACCGCTCCTGTTGCTTCTGCTCCTGTAGAAGACAAGCCATGGAAGTCCGGTGGCGTATCAAAGCGCATCACCGATCTGCTCCCCGGTGATACTGCCGAAGAGCGCAACTACAAGGCATACGCTTGGGGTCAGTGGGCACGCTCTATCATGGGCAACCGCAAGGCTACCGATTGGGTCAAGAACCACATCAAGGCTAACGAAGGCACAGACAGTGCTGGTGGCTACACAGTCCCAGATCCATTGTCCAGCGACCTTATCTACCTTCGTGAACAGTTTGGTATTGCACGTCAGAACTGCCGCATCTATCCGATGTCCAGCGATACGCTCCGTGTACCAAACTCTACTGCATCCACGACTGTCTACTACCCGGGTGAGAATACGGCAATTACGCTCTCGGATATGACCTTTGCACAGGTTAGCTTGACAGCAAAGAAGGCAGCCGTTCTTACGCAGGTTTCCAAGGAACTCGCAGAAGACAGCATCATCGACTTTGGTGCATCCCTTGCCCGTGACATGGCTTATGTCTTGGCTAAGGAAGAAGACCGTGTTGTGTTCAACAATGCGACAGATGCAACCACATCCATTGATGGTTGTCTCTGGGCTGTCTACAATGCAAACGCAACGAAGGCTAACATCGCTTCCTTGGTTCAGTTCACGACCGGACAGACAATTACGTATGCTCCAACGTTGACCAACCTTTCGGCGATGGTCGGACGCTTGCCAACCTACGCAGCTAACGCCAAGTGGTATATGCACAAGGAGATCTGGTACAACGCCATCGCTCCTCTGCTCAACGCACTTAGCGGAAACGCTATCCTTGACCTCCAGCAGGCATTCGGCGCACAGCCTAAGCTCTTTGGTTACGATGTTGTATTCGTTCAGAATATGCAGAAAACCTTGGCAGCTTCTACGCCATACATCCTGCTTGGTGACCTGTCTGTTGGAACTGCATTCGGTGACCGTCGCTCGGTTACGATTGAAGTTTCCGATCAACAGTACTTCAAGGAAGATGCGCTTGCATTCAAGGCAACCGAGCGTTATGCCTTCTCCGCATTTGACATCGG